GAAAATCGCATATTTTAGAGCCAACGTAAAACTTGAAGTTGGGTAGATATGCCTCCGTTGAACAAGCAAAAGCAGATAAGCGAGATTGTAAAGTGCGGAAAAGATCCAGCATACTTTATAAATCGTTATGTACAAATCCAGCATCCCATGAAGGGAAGAATTGCATTCCACACCTTTCCCTTCCAAGATGATTGCTTACAACAGTTCAACGATCATAGATTCAATGTAGTAGTCAAGTCTCGGCAGTTAGGTCTTTCAACTCTAACCGCTGCCTATGCTGTCTGGCTGGCTATGTTCAGAAAAGACAAAAGCATTCTGGTAATCGCCACGAAGTTAGCAGTTGCTCAAAACTTCATTAAGAAAGTCAAGGTTGCACTGTCTGGGATACCACAATGGATGTGGATAACTGAAATTACTGCAAAGAACACACAGGCGATAGAGTTCAGTAATGGTTCTCAAATAAAAGCTGTACCAACTTCAGATGATGCTGGTCGTTCTGAAGCCTTGTCGCTGCTAATTGTCGATGAGGCTGCTTTCATTAGAAACTTTGACGAGCTCTGGAAAGGTCTGTATCCCACTCTATCAACAGGTGGTCGAGCTATATTGGTTTCTACTCCTAATGGTACAGGGGGACAGTATTATGACATCTACCACGGTGCAGAGCAAGGTACAAACGAATTTAATTCCATAAAGCTTCCTTGGGACGTGCATCCAGAGAGAGATGATGAATGGTTTAACAAAGAAGCTAGAAATCTAAACAAGCAGCAAATTGCACAAGAGTTGCTGTGCGATTTCCAAGCGTCTGGTGACACTTTCTTGTCTACTGAAGACCTGGCCAGACTACAATCTGGGATACGGACGCCTATAGAAAAGTGGGGCCCTGAAAATGCAGTATGGGTGTGGAAATATCTCAAAGAAGGTCATAACTACGTAATATCAGCAGACGTTTCCAGAGGCGATGGCGCTGACTATTCCACATTCCATGTAATAGATACTGGAGAGTCAGAGGTTGTTTGTGAGTTTAAGGGTAAGGTTCCGCCTGATCAATTAGCTGTGTTGCTTGCTGAAGCTGGCAGAAGATACGGTAATGCTGTTCTTTGTCCAGAAAGTAATACATACGGGTATGCAGTCTTGATGAAACTCCAGGAAATGAACTACCCTAACATCTACTTCTCTAAAGAGAAAGATAAGTACAACGCCATGTACGGCGGCGGTTCCCTCGGTAAAGCTGGCTTTTCAACTCAAGGCGCTAGTAGAGCGAAAATATTGACAAAGATGGAAGAGATGATTAGAAACAATAGGGTCTCCATATACTCTTCTAGAACTGTTTCAGAGTTTAAGACTTTCGTCTGGAACGGTTCGAAAGCTCAAGCTCAGCGCGGGAAGAATGATGACTTGGTCATGTCTTTAGCGATCGGCTTGTGGCTCTACGAGTATTCATCTAAGAAAACCAGAAAATCATTCGATATGAATTCAGCAATGCTGGCCGCGTTCGGAGTGAACAAGAAGCGATCAGCGAACTACACACCTCCGAGCAAGTATTCCTACGAAATGAATTATCTAGCGAGAAAAGGGATGCCAGTTGAGATGGATGAATCACATCCCGCTATTTCTGGATCAATAGATTTTAAGTGGCTGCTATCGTGACTATAATAGTTAAGTTGTAAGTAAGGATTAGTATGGCTGAGAAGGGTAATATATTTCAGAGATTGACGCATCTGTTTAGGAGCGGACCAACAGTCAAAAGACGTGTTAGGTCATCTGTCGCTTCGAACATGAGGTCCTCTGCTGTTGAGACATTCCGTCGTGCTCACAACGACGTGTACTCTAACACATTAAGCGCATATGGTTCTTTCGACAGAATGTCAAGATACAGCGACTTTAGCGAAATGGAAGCAACTCCTGAGATCGCGTCAGCTCTTGACATATATGCTGAAGAAACTGTCTCGCCCGATGAACATGGCCGAGTGCTACATGTATACTGTGAAGACGACCTTAAGAAGGAAATACTCGAGTCTTTATTTTACGATACGTTAAACGTAGAATTTAACCTTGTGATGTGGGTAAGAAATCTCTGTAAGTACGGAGACTTTTTCTTATTTAACGATATCGATCCCAATTATGGTGTTGTGAATGCTTACCCTATCCCGATATCTGAAATTGAGAGAGAAGAAGGATTTGATCCAGAGAATCCGTCTGCTGTTAGGTTTCGTTGGCTCACACAAGGAAATCAGTCGCTAGAGAACTGGCAGATATCTCACTTTCGTCTGTTAGGAAATGACGCTTTTCTTCCTTATGGCTCCAGCGTCCTTGAGTCAGCACGAAGGATTTGGCGCCAGTTAATCCTCATCGAAGATGCGATGTTGGTCTACAGGGTGATTAGAGCCCCTGAAAGAAGGGTTTTTTACGTTGACGTAGGTAATGTTGCTCCTGAAGATGTTCCGAACTATATGGAGCAAGCAACGTCTGTCCTTAAGAAGTCACCTGTCATCGATAAGTCGACCGGAAAAGTTGACTTAAGATATAATCCACTCAGCGTTGATGAAGACTACTTTATTCCTGTTCGTGGTGGAGACAGCGGTACAAGGATCGACTCTCTAGCGGGAGGTCAGAACACAGCTGCTATCGAAGATGTCGAATACATACAGAAAAAGCTGTTTGCTGCTCTGAAGATACCAAAAGCGTATTTAGGCTACGATGAAGATATTGGTGCTAAAGCAACACTAGCGCAAGAAGATATTCGGTTTAGCCGTACTATACAGAGGATTCAAAAGACAGTTATCGCTGAACTTAATAAGTTAGCGATGATTCACTTGTATGTCCATGGGTTTGACGGTGAGGACCTACTTGATTTTGAGCTGAAGTTATCAAACCCATCGTCTGTGGCGCAGCTACAAAAGCTTGAATTGATATCGCAAAGGTTCGATATATCTGGTAAGGTACCAGAAGGGATGTTGGATCGTAGATGGGTGCAAAAGAATGTCCTCGGTCTAACAGACAAGCAGATAAGCGAAGTCCAAGAAGGCAGGATCCAAGACAAAGTCGATGATGCTAATGTTGAAGGCGCTGGCGCAGAAGGTGGTGAAGCTGGAGGCGGAGGCGCCGGCGGCGATGATGAAACTGGCGGCCTCTTCTCAGCAGACATTCCATCTGGAGGTCAGCTATTGACAGCTGAGCCTTCGACTGGTTCAAAACTTCATGATCCAGCTGAAGATGATGAAGATGAAGATTTTGTAGACATCAAGTCTTTGTCTATAGATGACGATAATTCTCCAATCAAAGCGCAATCAGCTTACTCTAGACAACCGAATTCAAAAACATCGAGAGGCCCAGAATCTACACACATGCCAGACTTTGCGGGCATGGTAATGAATAAGAGGTCACAAGATTCTATGAGGCGCCCTTTTGGTGATGACTACCTTCGTCCTGCGTTTGAGGGTATGGATCATTCTGATGATGATAGTTATACACATAGAACCAAACTTCGTTCTCCGATGACTCCGGAAATGAAGTCTGTCTATAAGTCCTTAGTTAATATTTTGAGTCCACAAGGCGGAGTGCTTTTATCGGAAGCAAACAATAATGAGGAAGACAATCCTCTTACAGAATACGATGCCGGAGATATAGATGAAAGTTAAGCATAATAAGAAAAGAAACGTCGGACTGCTGTTCGCCCAGCTTTCCCAAGCAGTATCAGAAGCTATGGTTGAAGGCGATGTGAAGAGAGCTAATAAAGTTCTCTCCCTGATGAAGCAACATTTTTCACCAGGTACAGAGTTGTTTAAAGAGTTCAGACTGTTTAGAGCGATCATGGTAACTTCCGTTCCATCAGATTCGTTGGCGACGTCGATAATGACGGAAGCAAAATCAGCTTCTAGAAATATAGACATCAAGCTACTAACTCAACAAAAGTCTGCCCTCATAAAAGACATCAACTACAACTTAAATGAAGGCAACTTTTATTCAAGAAGAGTGCCAGAGTATAAGACATATGCGACAGTACAGACTCTATTGTCTGAGTGGAGGAACACATCACCTGATGTTTCTGTAGTCGCAAAATTTGAGAGTGAGCTTCATTCACATCTATTAAAAGAAAAAAAGCTCGAAGACATCGAAGAAATGAAAACGACAGATGCAAACAATCTGGTTGTTGACATTATGCGTAAAAAGCTAGAAGAGAAGTTTGGTTCTCACCTAAACGACAAGCAAATGACTCTTTTAAGAGAATATGTCTTTTTTGAGGAAGACGAATCTCTATTCTTATCGCGTCTATCGACTGTCAAGAATGAAGCTATCAAAGCAATAAACGCCTTCGAAAGTGAGTGTCAAAATCAGATAATCTTAAAGCAGATTCCAGATGTAAAAAGTTCTATCATGAGCCTAACAGAAGACACCGCTGATGATGAAACGTTGTCTAGATATTTGACACTTATGAAGATAACAGAAGAATTGACGGCTGGAGGAGAGCAATGAGCGATAATCTAAAGCTTTTGACAGAGTGGAGTCCATGGCAATACTCTAAAGAGATGATCGAAGAGTCGAAGCAAAATAACGACGGTAAGATCATCATGAAAGGAGTGCTACAGAAGTCTGACACTCTAAACCAGAATGGCCGAATATACCCGAAGGTTATCTTGGAAAGAGAAGTAAGGAATTACCAAAAGTTCATTGCTGAAAATCGCGCCCTCGGCGAGTGCGATCATCCTGACAGCTCAGTGGTTGAGCTTAAGAACGCTTCTCATATTGTAAGAGAAGCTTACATGGACGGCGATGTGTGTTATGGTGTCGTCGAACTTTTGAACACTCCTTCTGGAAAGATATTACAAAGTCTTGTGGAGTCTGGGGTGACACTTGGTATTTCTAGTCGTGGAGTTGGTTCTACTCGTCGTAACGGTGACGTCGATGTTGTCCAAGATGATTTTCAACTGATTTGCTGGGATTTTGTTTCTGAGCCCTCAACCCCCGGCGCATTTATGATGAAAGAAGGCATAGAGGTTCGTAGGAACGATCTTAATAAAGTCTTCAATAAATCAGATAGAGTCCATCGTGCTTTTAACGATGTAATAGCATGGAGGGGTGATAAATGAGTTCAAGTTGGCCAAGACCAGGATTGAATAGCGTTGGTGAGTATCAGCTAGCTGGTGTCCCATTTATTGTAGAAGACGACACTACCGCTCGTACGGTCACGCTACAGAGAGTATCAAGAGCGATCACTTTTATATCTTCTGCAGCTGGCGCAAGCGTTCACTTCTTTGATGTTGATGCAAGCGGTACCCCGGTCAATACTGAGGTCGCTTTACCAGCCGGTGCTGTTAGGTTTGAGATTAGGTGTAGCAAGTTTTACATCACCACAGGTGCAACAGTCGGAGCAGTTGTAGAGCTCACCGGGATCGACCCGCGACAGATGCCTTTACCATCACGAACATTAGGAACTGTGGCATAGGAGATTTAGAATGGCTAAGATGACAAGAAATGATTTAAAATCTCTAGT